CCACGGCACCCAGATGTCGGCGACGAGCGTGCCGCCGATCTGCACGGCCTTGCGGAAGTGAACTCGTCGCACGAGCGGATTCTGGAGCGCGTCGAAGATCGGGATGAGCCACGGGGAAATCTTGACGTTGAAGGGTCCCGAGGTCGCGTAGCTCTCTGGCAGAATGATGTGCTTTCTCGCCCACTCGTAGATCGGCGAGATGTCGGGCTGCGGCAAGCGCAGGGTGGCGCAGAGGAGGTCGGAGGCGGTCACGAGCGCAGAGAATAAATCCAGTCGTGTAAATCGTGTGGATTCTCCCACGCTAACTCCTCGACGAAAAAACAGTCCGGCCTCCCATCGTTCGGGTCACTCCGCCTGCACCGTGACGGCGCGTCGCTAGCAAGAATCCATCCGAGAATCTCGATGCAATGCATCGGCCCCACAGTCCCCACAATCACCCGTTCGTTTTCTGGGGAATCTTCCGCACTTTTATGCCCAAACCTGAGCCCGAACTAACCGCCATCGCCGAGGCGCTGCAAATCGACGTCCGCACGCTGCGGAACTGGCGGAAGCGCGACGGCTTTCCGCACGGCGAGGACGCGGCAGCGGTGAAGATTTGGGCGGACCGCCACGGGCTCGGCAGGCTCAAGGACTCGACCCTCGCCGAGCTCAAAGCCGAACTCATGCGCGAGCAAATCCGCCTCGCCCGCTCAAAGAACGAGCGCGAGTCCGGTGATGTCATCGACCGCGAAGTCGTCGAGGCGATGCTCGTCACGCTGGGCCAGAAGCTCAACCTGCTCCTCCGCCTCAAGCTGGAGGTCGAGCTCGGTCCGCGCGGCGTCGGGATGAACGCGGCGGAGCTGAACGTCGAGGGCGGCGTGATCCTCGGCGAGATCCGCGAGGTCGTGAACGCGAACATTGCGACGTTCGAGGGCGAGGCGCTGGACAGGTCGCGAGACGGGGAAAAGATTGTTTGAAATAGTTCTTGCAATCAATCAAACCGCTCGTAAGGTCAGCGCATGAACTCAACCCACCAAAACGAAATGACCACCGCGCAACTCATCGAAACAATGGCGGCTGGCTACCTCCGCGCGCTTAACCTCGGGCTCGCAATCACCGGCAGCAAAAGCGGCGCGGTCGCTTATGCCGACGAAATCTCAACGGCGGGCATCAAAGCGAAGACCGTGGCGCTGAGCCGCTGGGAGTCCTAACACATCGCGCCTTCGGGCGCTTTGAATCTTTCTTGAAATAAGTGTTGCAATCAATCAAACGCCTCCCATGATCTCGGGTATGAACTCAACCAAAGCCAACAAAGCTATGAAAAAATTACATATGTTCCTGTCTGATTCTAACCTTTCTTATTCGGCGTTTGCTTGCTCCGAAATGGAAGCCGCTCTCATTATCCGCGAAAGAATCCCAAGCGTCGGGCGCTTGGTTTACCTCGGCGCCCAATGACCGCCGGTGGCAAACGCACCGGCGCAGGCCGCAAGCCGCTGCCGCCCAACCAGCGCGCCGTGGGCGTGACGATGCGCGTGCGACCCGAAATCGCCGCACGCTTCGCCGCGTGGTGCACGCTTCGCGGCGTGAGCCAGTCGCGGGCGTTCTCGGAGTGGGTGAAACGCTCGGCGCGGGAGTCGCCGCAAAGCAACGGCGCATGAACCATCCGACCTTAATCACCCTAACGCCGGAGGAAATCGCGCACGGCATCGCGAAAGGAACGGAGCGCCAGCTTAGCGCGGAGCGAAAAAAAAGCGTGTCGGCTTTTCCCGAGCAATACCCGAACCAGCTACTACTCAACCATCAGCACGCAGCTTGCGCCGAACTGGCTGTGGCGAAGTTCCTCCGAGTCAAAACAGAGCTTGGCGTTGACGTCTACTCGGTGCCGGACATTGACGGGACGCGGATTGAAGTGCGGTGGAGCCGGAGCCGTAACCATTGCAAAGTAAAGCAGCGTGACATCGAAAACGAACGAGTGATTGTGGGGACTGTGGGGCCGATGCATTGCATCGAGATTCTCGGATGGATTCTCGCTAGCGACGCGCCGTTACGGTGCAGGCGGAGTGACCCGAATGATGGGAGGCCGGACTGTTTTTTTGTCGAGGAGTTGGCTTGGGAGAATCCGCACGATTTACACGACTGGATTTATTCTCTGCTGCGCTCGTGACCGCCTCCGACCTCCTCTGCGCCACCCTGCGCCTCGCGCAGCCCGACATCTCGCCGATCTACGAGTGGGCTCGCAAGCACATCATTTTGCCCGAGTCCTACGCGACCAGCGGACCGTTCAACGTCAAGATTTCGCCGTGGCTGATTCCGATCTTCGACGCGTTGCAGAATCCGCTCGTGCGCCGCGTGCACTTCCGCAAGGCGGTGCAAATCGGCGGCACGCTCGTCGCTGACATCTGGGTGCCGTGGCTTATCTGCAACGACGCGGGGCCGATCTCGTGGACGATGCAGACCGACGAGATGATCGACCGGCACGCGAAGTCGCGGCTCAACCCGATTTTCGAGAGCTGCAAGCCGGTGGCGGCGATGCTCCCGCGCGTCGGGCCAAATCGGACGACGACCGAGATTTACTTCGGTGGCTTCTTTTTCCTGCTCAATCCTGCGAATCTTTCCAGCCAGCAGTCGCAGTCCATCCGCTACAAGATCAACGACGAAATCTGGCTCCCAAAGTGGCAGGAGCCCTATGGTCACGCCGTCGCCCGCGTCTCGCGCTTCGAGGAAGTCGGGCGCTCGAAGATTTACAACACCTCGCAAGCGCCGATCATGGACCTCGAAACCGGCAACGTCGAGGACACCTCCTACCGGCAAGGCAATCAGCAAGAGTGGAGCACCGAGTGTCCGTCGTGTCACAAGGTTCATCCGCTCGCCTTCGCCTTGGACAAAAACGGGGACACCGGCTTGCGGGGCGGCGTGGTCTGGGATGCGGCAGCAAAGCGTGATGACGAGACGTGGGACGTGCCGCGGGCGGTCGCCTCGTGCCGGTTCCGCTGCCCGCATTGCGGCCACGAGTCACCCGACACAGACACGACGCGCAACGGATGGAAGCGTGCCGGTCGCTTCGTGGCGATGAACCCAACCGCGCCGTCGGAGATTCAGAGCTTCCGCGTGGAGGCGCTTGTAAGCCGCCCGATGCGGTTGCTCGTCGAGGAGTTCTGCGAGGCCGACAATCATTGCGTGCGGCAGGGCGACGATAAGATGAAGATCGAGTTTCGCACGAAGCGCGAGGCGCGCCCGTGGATTGTCGAGAAGAAGGTGGTGAACCTCTTCGTGACAAAGTCAGACTACACCGTCGCGCAGTTCTCCAACGGCGAGGGCATCGACGGCGAGGTCATCCGGTTCATGTCGATCGACCGCCAGCAGGACCACTGGTGGGTTGAAATCGGGGCGTTCTCCTCGGTGACGGGGCCGACCTACAAGCAACTTTATTTCGGGCGCATCGAGACGCGGGACCAGCTTCGCCAGATGCAACACCGCTACAAGGTCCAAGACGCGTGCGTCGCTCAAGATCGCGGTTATCGACCTGCTGACGTGGACCGTGACTGCGCGGACTTCGGTTGGAGGGGGATGCGCGGGCACGCTCGGAAGACGTGGACGATGAAGGACGACGCCAGCGACAAGCTCATCAACTTCCCATTCTCGGAGCCGCGCGTGAGCGACTACCGAGGCGGGGATGTGTTCTACTACGACTGGTCAGGCGATTACTTCAAGGACCTGCTCGCGAACGCGCTGGAGGCCAAGGGCGATCTCAAGTGGCTCCTGCCGGCCGACGTCAATCCGCTGTATCTGGAACACCTCAAGGGCGAGTCGAAGGTTGAAATTCGCACCGGCGTATGGGAGTGGCGCGAGGTAAAAAGCAACGCGCCGAATCACGGGCTCGACACCTCGGCGATGATGCTCTGCATGGCCACGATCGCCAACGTCGTCCGCTACACGCCGGTGAAAGACTGAGGCCGGTTTGACGTTTCGGGCAGTGGTATGCTCGACAACCCATTTCTCGGACTGGATAGCGCGACCCTGACGGCGCTCAAAACCAAGACGATTGACGCTATCCAAGCGGTGTTGCTCAACCAGAGTTACAGCTTGAACGGCAAGAGCGTAAGCCGCGCGGACCTCAACGCGCTCAACAATATGCTCGGCAATCTGCAAGACGCATTGACGGACGCGGCGGGCACGTCCACGGATACGACCTTCGTCAGCTTCACCGGCAACTGAACAACATGGACAACGACATTTTCGACGCGTCAAAATTGATCGCTCAGAAACCGTGGCTAGACCGCGCGCTCGAAAACATCGCGCCGACGTGGGCGCTGAAACGGCTAGAGGCTCGCGTCGCCAAGTCACTTTTTGAATACAACGCCGCGCGGACCAATCGGCTCTACGCTCCGAAGCAATATGCGCAGCCAGCGGAGTCATCGCAGAATCAGCGCGACCGCGTGGTGATGATGTATGAGGCGCAGGACTTGGTGCAGAACTTCCCCGAGGCTCGCGAAATTTCCCGCAAGTTCGGGACGTATCTCACGCCCAACGAGTATTCGCCGACGACCGGAGATCGCGATTACAACCAGACAATCAGCGAGTATTTCCACGCATGGTGCAAGACGTGCGATGTGACGAACCGGCACAGCTTCAAGAAGCTCGTGCAGCTCGCCGCCGAGGAGCGTCCGGTGGATGGTGACTGCGGCTTCGTCATCCGTCGCAGCGGCGAAGGGCTCAAGCTCCAGCTCGTGCCCGCGACGCGCATCGGAAATCCGAATGACACGGCGGTCGCGTCGAATAAATACTTTCAAGGAATTATCACAAACGACTTCGGACAGCCCGTCGCTTACCGCATTTTCCGAGTGACTCGCGACGGCGTTTATTTCGGAGCGGAAGACATTCCTGCGAATCAGTTTTGTCACTACATGGACCCCTTTCGCGTGGACCAGTATCGCGGAATCACAGATTTCCACGCAGCGATTCAGACGGCACGGATGCTTCACGACATCCTGCAAGCCGAGAAGGCGGGCGTGCGTTTCTCGTCGCAACAGGCCGCGCTGATCTTCAACGACCGAGGCATCGCGAATCCGCGCAACCTGTTTCAACCGAATCCAGCCTTGTCGCTCCCGAGCGGGCAGCAGCAGAAAAACGAGCTGACCGAGGTGGGCATGATTCGCTATTTTCAGAACTCGGACCGCGTCGAGGTAATGCCGTCGCGTCCGTCGCAGGCGTTTACAGGTTTCGTCCAACATTTAATGAAGGAGATTGCCATAGCGGTCGGGGTCCCTGAGGCAGTTCTTTTCACCACCCAAGACTACAAAGGCCCAAGCGTTCGGGCAGAATTCGCCGCAGCCGACCGCGTGTTTACCCGCCAGCAGGGCGTTCTCACCGACAAGGTGCTCGACCCGATCAAGGACGCCGTGATTCTCGACGCCATCGCGCGCGGGGAAATCCCACCGCCTCCGCTCCTCGCGGGCGAGACGATGGTGCACGCGTTGCGTCGCGCAACCGCGGGCGAGTGGCGTTTCCCCGCGAAGCTCTCGATC